TCATATCGCTGTGGCGTTACGGTCCAGTCATATCGGTATAGGTAAGCCATGTATCGACATAGTCTTGAATAGATACCGCTTGTTTCAAAGAAATAATTTGAAATACGTCTCATTTCTTTGATATCGCGTCTATTAATTGCGCGTTCAACGGTTTGTTTATCGTAAAGACGATTGGAAGATTTGTAATAATTAATTAAAGTTGCAATCTCACCATTTAAAGTATTTTTACCTACTTTAATTTTAGAAAAGTCAAGAGTGGAGGTATTTGTTGTATTAGAGTGTAATCTAAAATCTCTTTGATGCTTTTCTTTGTAAAAAGCCAAACCGCACCTCCTAATAACCGTTAATCAGATTCATTAAATAATCATAGGTTAATCGGTTTTCTTCTGTAAATGGAATAGTTATTAACCTATATCCATGTTCTAAGCAGTATCTTCGTTTTAATGTATCGTTATGCTGTTGACGGAAAAGTCCTTTTTTACCACCAAATTTACTAACTGGTACATAGTGTTGACGTCCATTATATTCAATGAGACAATCAATATTTCCATCATCATCAAAACAACAAAAATCAAAACGTAAATGTTTACCATTTTCTGCGGTTAAATCATCAAAAATATATTCTTCTTCAAAAGGGATATTTCCATAGGTTAAAAATTCATGAATTTTAATTTCACCTTGGCTTGATAACATTTAACCACCTCCTTAACATCTTACGTTCTAATATATATAAATTTTGTGAGATAGGAATTATTAAATTTTGATAAAAATACTAAAAAATTTTTTTTAGTGCATAATGGGTTTTGTATACATCATAAAATCTGATATATTGCGGCTAGAACGTTTTCTACCTTTATCTTCTTCTAACTTACAATAATATAATCCATATATCAAAGCAGAAAATTTATCGTGTTTAATTTTTTTATTTGCGGGCTTGAGCAAAATATTGGCACCTTCAGATTCTTCAATTAAATTTGCCATCTGTTCCCGCAATATATTTGTTTGAACATACGGAAGAAGATATTCCGCACGTTTTTCAGGTGTCATTTTTTTACCTTGGGCCTGAGCCATTAATTTATTTTTAGCAACACTATCATCAATTAAGAACTTAATTTTACCATGCTGTAATTGAGTTTGACAATATGAATACATTTCAGTATTTAATGGAGCAGTTGCTTTCATTATATACATTGCATTATGAATAGTATCTGGTGTTTCAAATCTTTTATATTTTTGTCGTTCATCGTCATCTTTGTATTGAACACCTCAATTATATAGTGTTTCACCTGTCTCTGGATCAATTTGATCTGTTACTAAAAAGTCAACTAAACCACTACCAAGGCCATTTCCGTCTACAACCGCAATTTTACAACCATATTGATTAAACAACTGTTTAATTTTAAGAGCCTGAATACCGAAATGTTCCGCATCAATAGTATAAATATTAACGAGTTGTTTTAAAGGCACCCCACTTGGTGCAGGAGATACTTTAAAAACACAAATTTCTGTCGTACAATTAAAACGTCCAACGTCTACTCCGAGTATATAATATGTCTTACTACTATTTCGACCATTAGGTTTATATTCTGGAAGATTTAATATCCTGTTACGATCAAATACTTCATAACTAAAGAATGCGGATTCAATATCTCCTCCTCAGTTACTATTATATTCTCGATCAAAAGTTGCTTCATTAAAAGTACCTTCCATCTTTAAGTCTGATACGAAACTACCAGGAATAAGTCCTTCTTTAACAGGAATACGTCAATCTCCACCAAAAATAAATGCTTCTGTTGGTCGTGCAACCATTTGACAAAGCATTTGAATAAGTCTATCATATGCATAAGTATTTTTATATCCCGCAGAAGTAATAAATGTTTGAGATTGATTAAGTATTTCATTAGGATCTACATCACCATTAGGGAGACGTCTTGAAACATTCATTGTAGGAATAATAACTTGCTGCAATAAATCTTGGTCAAGAGTTGCGGCCTCTTCCATTAGCCCTGCTTGGAAACGTCTACCACGAGTTTTATCACTGCATGCAACATTCTCTATAGTACTACCATTACGGAAAGTATAAATAACACTGTCTTTAGTTTGACGTGTTTTTACATTTGCCATACCACGAGTATCCCATAAAATTTCTTTATTAAAAGCAGGTATTAATTTACATATTTCACTAAGCTTATCACTCAAAATTGAAGCTGACTGCTCTTTACCTTCTGAAACTGTGAACAAGTGCGCTCCAGGATATAGTATAGCTTTGATCATTAATGCCATAACCGATAAAAATGATTTAGAATACGCACGACAGAAAACCGCATATGAATACTTGTGCCGCATAATTACCCGCAACGTGATACGTTGGAAAAAATAAAAATGAAATGCATTATCTGGATTGAGACTACATAAATAATCTACGAATCTGTCTGGATACATTCTCCAATAGGCAATAACATGACGATATTCACTTATATTTTGCCGCAATAAATCTTCTGTTATTTCGATTTGTGTATTATCTTGTTTAGCGGTAAGTAAATTACTAAGAGCCATTATAACTCACCCGCAATCATACGTGCTTCTTCTTCAATTTCACTCTCAAGATATTGATAGAATTCTTCTGCTTCTTGATCAGTGATTGCGTTCGCTTCCTCATCTGCCGCAGACAAAATAAAATTATCATTCATCATATCTTCACTCGCAGCTTTGTCTTTTTCAGCTTGTTCAAGTTTTTCAATATATGACTCGATAAGATTGCCTAATCCCAGTTCTTTTGTTACTAAATTATAATTGTATTGTTTCATATCTTTAATACAGAAATCTATCTTATCTTCTGGATAATCATCTGGTAATGGAATTTGCGGGATGATTCCGCCTTCTTTTTCACAGAACAGGACAAGTTCTCCAATAGAGTCAAGATAGCGAGTTTGCCCTTCTTTATTTTGAGCTTCTGTGAACTTAGCAGATTTGCGGAGAGCGTCATATGAAGATTGTAATGATTTATATGTTGAAGCATCGCCCACGTCTAAAGCTTGATCCATTTTAAGCTCAAGTTTACAAATTTGTTTAAGCGTAAGTTCACGGTCTACATTAAGTTCATATTCATTAGCATACTTAGTATAAGTATCTTCCATATGTACTCATTCAGAAGGTTTATATACGATGCCCCACTTAGCCGCAAGCATCTTTTTATCTTCATCTGTTAATTCTGCTAAAATGTCATCTTCATTTATACCTATTTGCTCTTGGTCAAAAGTGTATTTGCGGCTTTGCTGTCTTTCCACTCCCCGCATAAGAGGATTAAGAGTATCAAATTCTGCTTGAGAAATTTCTCCCGCATCGAGTTTAGCTTGAAGATTCATAAATTCTTCTTGCTCATTTTCATTAGTTAAACTTACTCGTGCGGCTGCTTCTTGTTGGCGTTTTTCTTCTTCTGCGGCTAGACGTGCTGTGTCTGCGTAAGTGAGATTGCGATATTGTGTCATGTTCATGCGCCGCAAGTAACGACCAATAACTGAAGCTCCTGAAAAGTTTGCGGGATTTTTATCATAGGCATTTTGAGCTTCTTCTTTTCAATCTCGTTCAATATAGGGTACATCGAATTTTTCAAGTATTCATTTAAATGTTGAAGGGTCGCTGTTATCTATGTACATTGTGAGACAAGTTTTGCATACTGGATAACGTTCATGATTTTTCATCATGAAAAATTCTTTTTCAGCCTTCTCTCTGCCGCACTGTGTACAAGCAATTTTTTCTGGCATAGTCTCCTCCTATTTTTTCTTTTTTTTGGTAGAACGGCATTCTTTACACTGTGGATAATATCCATCACTAGAAATAGGAGAATGATCAAAGAAAAGAGGGTTTGCGACTTTCCATTCGCCGCATTTAGAACATTTTTTCCATAGCCCGTATTCTTCTTGGGTAAAATGTCAAGTAATTCATTCTTTGCGGGCTTGCTTGGCTAAAATGTTTGGAATTTGTTTACGTCAAAGAGTAGAGTAATATTGTTCTGAATGTACGACACCATGCTCTTGCCGCATAAGTTCAACAATATCTTTATTTTTTAAACCATCTATTTTTCAAACAATTAAATCATATAAAATTGGATTATCAGGATTGTCTTTTAAAGTTCTATCTATGAGATCTTCTAAATCTACAAGCAATCACCGCAAATCACTATTAAGATCTTCATCAATTTCTTGTTTTAATTGAGAATAATAGTTTAGTAAGAATGATATGTGTTCTGGTTTAAGGAGTGTTAAAGTTGATTTAATTTCTAGCTCACCATCTGGTAAAACTTTTACTTTTTCTTCAAGATCTATATATCCCATTTGCCGCATTTGCGGGGAGAGTCGTCCGGTTGCATTCTGTTTATATGATGCTTTAATAATATAGATTTCTTGTCATGTTTCAATTATTTGTTGTTTTAGTTTGAAACGTTTTGAACTATCTGTTGTAGATTCAAAAGCTTTTTTAAGAGATTGTATTGTTCTCATTTTCTCTTGGAGAGCAGGGTCGTTTAAAGCTTCTTCTTCTGAAACTTTTTCTTTACGATCTAATAATTGGTTTTTATCATTATTAATTAATGCATGAAAAGCATCTTCTCCACCTTCTAAGCTATTAACAATATCTTCATATGATTTTTCTCTTTTTTTAATAATTGTTTCTCTGTTCTTTGTAATTAAATTATGGCCTTTCGTTTGACCTTTTTCTCTGATAAATAAAATATAATCACCTAAATAATTAAGATATTTTTGAGTTAACTGTTCTTTAGGAGTGGAAGCTATGACTTCTTCAACACATTTAGCTCTTTCTTTTGGTGTTTTAAGTGAATAATCTAATTTTACTGTCATTTATATCCTTCCTTTATTCCTATTTCTATTATATCACGGGTAAAGCAATGCTGTCTAGAACTTTTTTTGACAAAAATTAAAATTTAAGCTATATTATATAATTTTAAGGTAGAGGAGGTTGCCGAAATTTGATATATTGAAAAATTTTAATTTAAGAAATTTGGGGTACGTTCTTTTAAAAATGAAATACGTTCTTTGGATTGCGAGGCAAAAGACATTTCACAAGTCAATACTAAAAAATCCTAAAACCACCCCCCCGACAAGAATTTATTTATCATCGCGATGGCATAACAGTCTTCTATGCTCGATCGATAAAATAATAGCAACAATGTCCATACCCTCCCATCACTCCAAGAGAAGATAGTTTGTGCGGCCCGGCTGTCTGGCTCGCTGGCACGTCTTCGCAAGCTTTGTGCAAGCTTTGCGCGGTCTTGTGCACACACTCTCACGCACACTTTCTCGTAGAGCTCGCTCGCTCGTGTTGGGCCAACACGAGCGAATTGCCATTTGCGCACACTAGGAATAAAATAGTTTTTGTTTTTTATATTTAAGACTAATATCTCATATCCTGAAACTTATGTAGATATTATGAATATGGAATAGTACTTGACAAACAGAGCCGGCTGTAGTATTATGTAATCAGTGAGAGAGAGAAAGGACTTGACATGACTACCACATCTAGCTACTTCCACGTCCAGGGCCACACCTGCGCTGGCGGGTTTATCGCTGCACGTTTTGACTCTGAGCGCGAAGCCTTGGAGTTTTGGGGTGCTGACTCCGACTGGCAGGACGGAGACGTAGTCGAAGAAATCTTCGAGCCTACCAGGCGCAGCTATCGCGTAATTAGGAGGGTTGGGTTCTAGCCCTCCTTTCCCTAGCAAGCGCTTGCCGCTCGCTATGGGCCATAGCGAGCGAAATGTCACTTACACGCACTTAGAGAAAAAACTCTCACACTTTTGCAATACTTACACAATTAATTCAATCCTGAAAAGAAGAAGCCTGAGCTGTTCACCCAGGCTTACTTTTGTCTGTAGCATTCAAGCTATGCGGCACGGCGGCGTTTCAGCTCTTCCACAGCAGCCCTTACAGTTTCAGCGATTTCGCGGCGTTCAGCGCGAGTCACGCTGTAGTCATCGCTCATTTCAGCTTCGAACACCCGTTCGTCAGCTTCTTGCATTGCGGCTTCCAGGGTTTCTGTGGTGAAGTGTTCGCAAGTTTTAGCTTCTGCTACCATTTCGTACGCTTCACGGGCGGCCATTGCGTTGTAGCGCTTTTTGTTATTTCTGCTGTAGTTCGTCATCTCTGTGCCTTTCTCTCTCTTGCTTACAGCTATATTTTAGCATGAGTCAGCGCAATACTGCAAGACTTGTGGTGATATCTCCACACAATCTACACAATTAAGTGATGGCGCTCGCTGTGGGCCGCAGCGAGCGAATTGTATATTAGCGCGATCTAGAGAAAAAAGTCAAGAGGTTTTACAAAATCTACACAATTATTTTTTATCCTGAAATTGTGTAGATTGTATGAATTAATTGTGTAGATTTTATGTAATTTTAATTATGTCATTTGTGTAGAAATTATGGAGGACTTGACATAATATGGCCGGCATGGTATTATGTAATTGTCAAAAGGAAAGGGAAAGGAAAGACGATGAAGGTTTTTGTTTGTGTCTCTGACTACGATACCAAGTGCGCCACTACTAAAGAAGAAGCACAACTCTACCACTGGGACTACACCCCCGAAGTCTTTGAGCTCGAAGTTTCTGATAGTGCAACTTCTATCTATCGCATTTATATCCCTGACTCATTTGGTGATACTTATGTAGAAACACTTGAAGAAGCAAAGGCAATTATTCGTTCGCTTCACGGCCGACAAAAGCAACGCGCACGGCGTTGGCGCATTCCAATTGAGGGAACACAACTCGCCCTGTTCTAAAAAATTTAACAACCCCTCAAACGAGGGGTTTTCTTTTTGTCTTGTCAAAGTTCACCCAAGTTAACAAATGGCGGCGAAAAATTTTATCGCATCCATGAGAAAAAATCAAGACTCTTCACAATATCTACACAATTTATTTACAATCCTAAAATTATGTAAACTATGTGAAGCATACTAAATCTCGCCCGATAACTAACGCGGCTTGTGCTATAATAGACTTGTCAGAGAGAGAGAAAGGAAAGACAATGACGAATACAAACATAAATACCGCGGTGCTTATCGAGCAAGAAACATTCAATCGCTGGGATGGCCTTAAAGCTAAAGCGAGTGCTTGGAAAGAGTTTTTCAACAGTTTAGATGATGATGATATGGTACACTTCACAGACAATTTTGACGAGTCGCTTATTGTCGTTAACAATAAAATTGTTGTTGCTTTGTAACTTATCATTAATTAAACACTCAAACAGCCCCTTAATTGAGGGGCTTTTTAATGCGCTAAAACCGTTTAAGACCTTAAACAAAGGCAAGATTAAAACGAGGCCTTAAAACGGCTTAGAATGGCTCTAAGAGAGTTTTTCTATTTGTCAATAGCTAGTTTCTAATGCGTAAAATTAGCCTCGGTTAACTCGCTTAGGTTGGTTCTCAAAGCGTCTAAGGATTATTCTTATTTTGAATAATTATCGTATGGCCGGCCATTCACAAAAACAACATATCTTTATTTCATCAAAATTAACCCAAGCTAACAATTGACGGCGAAAAATTATACCACACCCGCAGAAAAATGTCAAGAGCCTACACAAAATCTCCACAATTTATTTTGTGTCCTGATTGTGAAGATTGTATGAATTAATTATGTAGATTATGTGGATTAATTGTGGAGATTGTATGTTTTTCTGCACAAAAAAACATGAAATCTCCACATTTTATTCAAAGAAAAACCCGAGATTAACTCGGGCTTACTTTTTATTAGACTGTATCTAATGGTTGCATTTCATCAGCATTTCAACCGTGTCGGTATCTGCATAGAAGTTGCGCATTTCATCGTTGTATTTTACAAACATATCAAAACACTCGCTCATGGTAACACCGTATTCACCGCACTTGCACATGAGTTGTTCTGGGCGGTCGTTGTTCTTAGCATGGCGGTAATAATCTGCATACATTTGACGAATACGACGCTCAAAGGTTTCGGTGTTTTTGTTTTCATTCCGCGTAGTCATGATTTATCCTTTCTCGTTTAGCCTTCGGCTAAATTGTAACTCTGTCAATAGCCTATTTCAAGATTATTTACAAGACTCCACAAAACTAACACAATTACAAAAACTAGAAGTTTACCCAAACTAACAAATGGCGGCGAAAAATTTTACCACACCTGTAGAAAAAAATCAAGGGGATTCACAAAGTTTTCACATTTTATTCACAATCCTGAAATTGTGAAGGTTTTGTGCAGATTTAATCTATGATGTGTTTGCTTGTATTCATCATGAGAATAATACTCTAATAAAAAATAATGTTGACCTGCACAAACGTATTTGACAAATACAAAAAATTATGAAACCCCAGGTCAAACGCTTATGCTATAATTGCCTTGCAAGCAAGGCAAAAACGAGTTAGGGGATAACATGAAAAACCAAATGGCTCACACATACACTGACAAAACTTTTACTCATGACTATATCTTTACTTTTAACGTAGACGGTTTTTTGTGGGCTTACATCGTCAAACTTAACGCTGACGAACTTGCAAACATTGCAAAACTCGATAAGGCTTCGCGTGGTAACGGTTACTCGCTGCGTTTTCGTCCTACGAATAGCGAAAAGCGCGAACTTGTCCGCAAAGGTGCAAAGCGACTCATGAGCACGGCGGCATTTATCGGTTTGTATGAGTCTCACAAGTACAACCGCGGCGAAACGGCCGAAATGATAGTTACCGAACAAATGTTCGGTCAGACGTGGGAAAAAGACAGCGTACCGTTTAACGAGGGCGCAGACATTTATACGGATGATAAAGCTTATCAGCACAAGCATGAGGGCGCAACGTTCTGCAACGAGGCACAGCTCGCAAGGCTCTAATATAAGATACAGTCTAGGAGGGGGATGCCCGGGCATCCCTCCCCAAAGATAATATAAGGCGATATATAGAGGCCCGGCATCAACTGTGAAGATTATATGAATTATAAAATTATATTGACTAAATATTAAAAGCATGATATAATGTAATCATCCAAGAGAAAGAAAAAAGATGATTGAATGGTGGAATAGCCTAGACGCTTTTAATAAATCAGTAATGACTGTCAATCTTATGTGGATTATAACGGCAATTATCGGTTGGATTTATCAAAGAGTGGTGAAATAATGTACATTCTGGTTGGTTTCGTAGCAGGTTTTATTTCTCATGAATGCTATCTTGTTTGGTCATGGGCTGATGCTCACTTGTTTACCTACCTTGGCGATGTGGAAACGTGTGCGGGAATTGAACGCTGTTATGCGTATGATGCTTTGAGTTGGCCTGCACGAATTGTGTGTTTCTTGTGTGGATGCGCCGCAATCGCTGTTTTTATCTTGACTTGGTTTAGCGTCTATGGTATTCTGTTTATGTAAGGTTAAGAGAGAGGATTCATCATGACGCTGTTAGAGTTTATGGAAAAAGACCTTAAAGAAAAACAAATAAAATGGGAACAAGAAGCTAAAGAACAAGGGTTTGACAATATCTACCAGTATCTTTCAAATCAAGCTAAATTACATGAATGTGAAGATGAGGATGAATGGGAGGATTAATTATGACAGTTTGGTGCTTATTCCGTATCCATCACAACGACAATGTGAAAGCTCCTTTTAATGAACTTATTGGTATTTATCAGACAGAAGAAGAAGCCTATGCCGAAAAAACTTTTTATGATAATATGAATCTTAACTATTCTCACTATGTTGAAGAAAGATATATTTAATCATAAAGTTTTAACTCCGTCAAGAGTTATCCTCGGGTGACTCTCTGCCGGCCGCACTTATGAAGATTCTATGTAGATAAAATTTTCATTTACTAGCTATCTATTTTATGATATACTTTAATCATCAAAGAGAAAGGAACTAACATGGCAAAGCGGGAATGGATTGGCGAGTACTGGCTGAACGTTGAGGTTTATCATTCTTACAAAGATGAATGGATTTATGAAGTCACGAGCCTTGGAAAATGTCTTTGCAATGATGAAGCTTGCGCA